GTTATGGGTAAAAATGCTGGAGGTATTCCACAGATATTAGGGCTTGACCCTAAGACACCACCACCACTTCAAATTGATCGGGGTCTTAAATATATATACCATAGATATGGTACTCCTTGCGAGGCTTGGAAGTTCTTTGTTAAGAAGGGATACCATTGACAGATAAACAATATAAACATATCACCGAACTTAAGCCAGACTATAAAGAAGCGATGGACGTGCGTGGTAATCCAACCACAGTATGTCCTTGCGGTTCTACTATCTGGAACTTAAAGACCATCTTCGATAACGAGACAGGTGAGATTGATATGTACTTCTTAGATATGGAGTGCGCCTTGTGTGGCACTCTTGCAACAGCACCAACACCAGAAGATAATGAGGAAATGTAATGCCAACATATTCATATAGATGTCTAGACGATAAGACACTACAAGAATTAAATCGTAACGTTGATAACCGTGATGATTTAGTTGAGTGTCCGCAATGCAATAGAGAAATGACAAGAGAATACCAAGCCAACCCAGTTCACTTCAAAGGGACAGGGTTCTACTCAACAGGAGGATAATGAACGAACAAGAACTATTTGATATGCTTAAGTCCGAGTACTATCCTGATCTTATGAGGGTCACAGATGAGTACTCTAACTTTGATTGTGTATCAGAGCGAGAAGATATGTATGTAGAATTAAAGTGTAGATACGCACACTATGATGATCTACTTATAGAGAAATATAAATACGATAGAGTTAAGGAACAAGCGGACCTAACAGGTCGACTACCAATCTATATCTGCTCAACACCTGAGGGTGTATGGGAGTTTAATCTCGATACCTTTAAGATTAAGTGGGAAGATAAAGATAATCTACCTAAAACTACTGAGTTCGAGGACGTCGAAAAAGTAGTTAAAACCGTAGGTTTCCTGCCTATTTCTAAGGGGAAGAGATTGTTGTTTGACAACGACGATGATATGTCTGACTTCTTAATGAACGATAACGATACAGACTTGTGGTCTGATGGTGAGATAGAGTTTGATCCTGATGATGGATACTAATCCTCAGGGTCAGGCTCTTCACTAACAGTATCATTATCTTTGTAAGGTTTGTATCCACCTATTTTATTTATCAACCTATTGATAGCACGCTTAAGTCTCATTCGTGCTGCACTATCAGTACCAAGTTCTAGATAGTTTGCTATCTCACCGAAGTCTAGGTTCTCTGCGAAGCGTAGAAAGATTATTCTTCTATCATCTTTACTTAACTTCCAATAACCTGAGTCAACTTCTAACATCATAATGGTTAGGTTACCACCCTCAGCAGGGGCAGATGGTTTGCCTGGTCTACCAAGATTTAGTTTATGAGTAACACCATACTCACCACGTAACACAGGTGGTAGTAATGCTTCTACAATTTCTGGTTCATAGTAATGCAAGTCGGCAACATCATAGCCAATAGATTTTGCTTTCCATCGTTGACAATAATCTAATGCATCATTACGCAACGAACGATAGATAAGATTCTTTGCATCTTTCTCACCTATCGCTTCCCAATCCTTAAGTTTATTTGGGTGCTCAGCAAACCATTGGTATAGCGATTGCTTTATATCATCTAACTCTACCATAGAAAACTTTCTATGATACTCTAAAGCAACTGCCATTACAATGTAATCCCACCTTTCAATACTATCCCAATCCAATTACTTCCACACCTTCCCATCAAATACGAATGAACCATCCATATTAACTGGAACTAGATGAGGTACTACTTTATTCCCATCTACATATAGCACACCGAAACCTTTGTGCCACGTAAACAATCCACCCTTTACATACTTAGCAAACTTAAAGTCCATCAAGCAACCAACCTCTAAACCCCAAAGAGTTTTAGGATGACCACCGAAGTATGACTGAGTGTAATGTGTCAAGCCCATACGGTGCGTGTGACCACAGACTACGGACATACCAGCACGTTTGGCTAGTCCAAGTGCGGTGGCACCAGCAGTAGGTTGCACATTACCCTCATCACCGTGCAATAGCAACCAGTTAGGTGCTAATTCATATGGCTTCTCGTGATAAGTAATACCTAAGTCATCAAGTTTTAAGAAGTTCTTTAACTCTAACTCAGGTAGCCCTGCTAGTCCAGGTGCTCTCATCTTAATTGTATTAAACAATCTATCTGTATGATTGCTTCGTATCATATGCTTAATCTTTAATGATTCAAGTACACGATGCGTTTCATCTCTGTCCTTGGCGATAGACTTCTCGTGCTCCAAGTCAGTATTTTTTGCCCACTTTGAGATAGTCTGCATATCCATCTCATCCCCGACTGATACCACCTCATCAGGTTTATAGTGCTTGATGAAGCGAGACAGTACATCTACCGCTTTCTTATCGTGATACGGTACCTGCAGATCAGATACGCAGACTATAATTTTCATTCAGTTCCTTCTAACTCTTCTTCTATTTCCCATATGCCACTTAATACAGTTCGCCATAACTCAATTGGAAATTCTTTTTCTACCTTGTCGTAAAGTTTTTTGCCAGCATCAGTCCTGACGGTTAGTTCTATTAGTTTAGGTCCCGCTACTATCATTTGTCCCACTGTCCTCTCAGTACTAGCAACCCTATGATTGCGTAGTTTGCCATATCCTTGAAGGAATCTTCAATGGACTCGTGCTCTGGATCTTTACCACTATCAACTAAGTTATTTATTCTTGCCAACTTATCGTGCATACGAACACGCAGTCCATTGACGGCACCACCAGGTGCGTCAGATATATTTTTAGGACCATAGTCTTTATGTTTAGATAATAATAAGTCTATTAGTTCTTGAAATGTTTGCCCAACTGCTGATTCAAAAGAGGAATCCTTATGGTTAAGATTAGCGTGTCCTGGGAAATCTCCTTCGAGTACACGTGGAAGCCTTGATTTTCCAAGTGGGTTATAATCTGCCATTCTTCAGTTCCTTCCTTCAAGTAAATGTTTAAGTTCGTCATCTATTTCCATCATCTGAGATTCGATTATCATTTCCTCTACTAAATCTTTGATTGCTTCTGGCTGTGTCTCTGCCGTAAACAATGTCATATATGTAGACTGAGTTATACTTCTTATTTGTTCTGGCTTAGTTGAGTACTTGTATAAACATCTAAGTAAAGAACCTATCATTAACCTCGCACCATTAGGTAGATGCAACGCTGGGTCAAACTCTTCATCGTCCTCTAGTAAGTGGTCGGTTGCTTCGAATACATTATCGAAGTGCATTCCACATTCGGGACAAGGTGGTATACCTTTAGTCATTTAGTCCTGCCTTCTCTCTAATGTATCCAGCCCCCTCTTGCACGAACATTGAATTAACATCGTGTCCATCAGGTAACTGGACGATAGTAACTGGTAGTTCTCTGGCAAGACTAGTAGCGAATTCTTTTCCTGGTTGGTCACCATCAGCAAAGACGAATACTCTTTCAAAGTCTGCAAGCAATCGTGTGTAATGTTTCTTCCACGAGTTTGCACCTGGAACTCCAACACAAGGAATGCCAACGCAACTAGACATAGTAATAGTATCCAACTCACCTTCGCACACTCCTATAAAATCACCTGCTTTTTCTATATCTAATACGTTATACATTTTAGTTTCTGCACCAGTTAGCCCCATATACTTAGGCTCAACAGCAGGATTAAGAGAACGAAATCGCAGGTCAACAACACCAGTCTTGGTGATATACGGTATTGAAAGTCGCCCAATGTATTGTTCGTGTCCAATCTCAGCCTCCCCGACTACGCCTAATCGAGCCAGACGTGCTGCTTCCATTGTTATACCCCTGCTTTTGAGGTAGTCTTCTGCCTGATATATGTTTGCCCCGTACCGCTGTGCTGCTTGTCCCAGTAATTCCTTCTGCGATTGACTTTGCTTCACGAATATCTACCCTCTCTTGCTGTGCGATAATTTGTAGACTGTTACCTTGGACTCCACAGGCGAAGCAGATGAATATGTTATCGTCGAGATTAGCACTTCCTGATTGATGAGTGTCCGAGTGGAAAGGGCATTTGATATTAACTTGCCCGTGTCCTTGTCGTATGTTCGCTCCATAGTGGATGAGTATTTCTCGTATGCTTGGTAAGTCATTTGCCTGCCCTCTTAGTCCATTGTTCAAAGTCTTCCACCACCCAAGCCTTGTCGATGCCTGCTTGTCTACGTTTAACTATTACAAATTTATATGGTACTTCTTTTAATCCTCTAGCCTTAGCGTAGTTCTCTGCTTCTACCTCAGCCTCACGCCAGAACTGTGGTAAGTCTAACTTCTTTGTTGCCTTAAGTTCTAATATGTTTGCTGACCCATCTAGGAAAGCAACTACATCACCCTCATCTTTAGCACCAGCCTTAGTTAATCGCTCTGCTAATATATCTTTAGAGCGTAACCACTTGACAACACTAGTCTCAAAGGTAGCACCCTTACGCTTACCATAACTACTCATCAATGGTTCTCTGGTATATCATCAACGAACATATACTCAGGGTTGAATGCAATCCAAGTCATTAGCCCTCCACCTGCGTCTGCTTTACCGTATCTGTTTTTGACTGGGGCAACACCCATAGAAGTTCCGACCACACCAAGCGTACATATAAGAGCAGGAAGTTGTGCGACCTTACCTTGGATAGCAGAACGTGGCTGACACGGTGTCCCAGGAACAGCCTCACTAGTGTGATGAAGAACAACAACAGCCGAATTCGTAGCACGAGCAAGATACTTCAACTCCTTCATAATCGCTCTCATTGAAGCGAACTCTTCGCCACCATCAGTGGCTACATCCATTAGGTTATCTACTATGATTAGTGTAGGAGAACAACCCCACAATTCTTCGAAGGCTTGCACCTCTTCATCAATATCTTGTAGTGTTGGTGCTGATTCAAATGACCAGACTATATGGCTACTCTTGGATAGAGTAGCCTTAGTCCAACCAACATCAGATTGTAGCATCCCCTCTACATCTGTTTGGTTTTTTCCTGAAATCATAGACGCTAATCGCATAGCCATAGTGTGTGCATTAGTATCTGCTGAGATGTAAAGTGTTGGCACCTTCATCTTCAATGCTAATGCTAAGGCAAGTGTGGACTTTCCGACACCTGGTGCTGCTGCGAACATAGAAACTTCAGAGCGACGGATGATGATCTTGTTTGATTCGAATGCTTTAAAGCAAGATGGTAATGGTTCCCCACCAATACTGGCACGACCAACTGATCTGACAAGTGTACGCATCCTGGTTCCTTTCTAGTTCCGAAAAAAGTTTTATGCCAGTCTTTTAGTTTACTGGTTTGCATTGATCGGGAGTTCCTTGTGGTGATGGGCAAGACCAAAACGCATAAGGCTTACCGCTTGCTTTGGAAATTCCCTCTCTCCATATACGGCCTCCGTGCTTGCACACTGGCGCTGATGTACCTGATGCTGGCGACACTGGGGTTGGTGCGGAGTAACTCGAGGGCCTTGTGCCTGTAGTGGAACTCGATGTCGATAAAGGGTTTAGATTGTACGAACCAACTATCTTCTGTTGAGTAGCAGCAATCTGTGTGGAGTAATCTCCTACGCCTTCTAACAATACTGATAGTTCATCAGCAGTATTAGCACGTACGTTTATCATATCACCTGACGGTGTCTTGTAGGAAACTTGTAGTTTCCAGTCTTCGTTAGCCATTGTTTCTCATTTCTTCGACGTAAACGTACAGTGTTCTGTAAGTCCACATCGATTGCAGTTGTTTGTGTTTGGAATAAATATACCAGCCTTGCGAGCCTTATCAAAGGAAGCAACTAAGTACTCAAGTTTCTCTTCCGTATAGTCACTAAGATCAACCATAGGAGAGGTACCTTCTTGTCTTGCCATCCAGTACGCACCGTACTTTACATCTACACCTAGTACTTGCTTGAGTCCTAACTTGTAGAACCCAAGTTGTAATGTACTAGTTGGGGTTTGTTGTGAAGTCTTGAGGTCAACCACGACCAACTCACCATCGACTTCAAACACTCTATCGAGAACCATCTTCACTGGCACGCCAGCAAAAATAGGAGTTAACCCCAACTCTACGGCGGGTGCGCCCTCAGGTGTAAACCAAATCTTCCAGTTAGTATTAGCCTTACGCCAATCAATGTATGCTTGAACCCATTCAGGTCCAGTGTGTTGCCAGAAGTCTATGTTCTCCCTATTAGGAAATGCTTTAGATGTTCTGCCACCAACTCTAGCGAAGGTTAAGTCTTTGCCTTCTGCTTCCTTCTCCCACGCCTTATCCCAGAGACTCTGCGCTGTTAGCACGTATTGCCTCCTTAATAATAATCTTTGCTTTCTGTAATCCTATAAGTTCTATTTCATCGACTGACTTATCTATCTCTGAGTTGAGTGCGCCAATAGCAATACTCCAAGTTTCCCTCTTGCCATCTTCATAACGCTCACGCATAATCTCTTGGTAAGTTGCCCACTGCATAGTGGATATACCACCCTCATCATTGATTACGTTAATCATAAGTTCTCCAAGTCCCATAGTTCAGTAGCAGTATGGAATGATGATCCGCCTACCGACCACACCGATGGTTGTTCTGGTAAGTTAAGCAGTCTACCTAAGTAGTACAGGTACCCACAATCTACGTAAGTAGTGAAGGCAGAGTAAGATATATGTTCTGGTAAAATGTATTCACCTAATTTGATAGTCATAGGAGTATAGTACCATAATGGATGTGCATTGTAGGTAAGCAGGATCTAGTCGCTTACCGTCAATCAGTATTCCTAAGTGTATACTTAGATATATATTATATATAAGACCCCGAAGGGGTCTATAATACTAGGAGTATAACTATGGATAGTACAACTACCTTCCCTAATTGGTTTGAAGGTCAGAGATATAACTTTCAGAATAACCTATCTGAGTTTAAAGGCTTACCTAATCTAAAGTTCCTGCAAGTTGGAGCATATACAGGTGATGCTTCAGTATGGTTACTTGATAATATATTAACCGACCCATCATCTACCCTGACAGATATAGATACCTGGGAAGGTTCGAGTGAGATCGAACATCAAAGCATTTCATTTGATAAAGTACACGACTACTACACAGAGCGAACCAACAAGTATAACAACCTATTATCCATACAATCTAAATCTGAATACGCACTACCTAACCTTAATCATACCTATGATTTCATATACATAGATGGGGACCACACCGCCAAGGCGGTTGCTGACGATGCCGAGGGTGCTTGGAAGATCCTTAAACCTAGTGGCATACTTGCCTTTGATGACTATATGTGGGGACAAGACCTACCAGAATACTTAACACCTAGACCAGCAATAGATGGTTTCCTTGATAAGTATGCTGGAACCTATAATATCCTGACTAAAGAATACCAAGTTTGGATTATGAAGAAATGACAAAAGACCCCCTTCCCAGTATCTCTACTAGGTTGGGGGTCGGTTGTGTCTCTAAAGGGCCTTCAAAGCCCGATTAGGGCTACTTCTCTGTGCGTCCAAACTCTGGTGCTGACTTGTCTAGTGCCTTCAAGATAGGTCCAACTAGACCAGCAACGAATGCTGCTGCTAATATTTTAGGGTCACGTTGTCCTGCTGTATACAGTGCAACTGCTGCGGCAGCAGCGGCACGAAGGTAAGATAGTGCAATTTGTTTTACTTTTTCTTTGTCAAACATTATTCTCCTTAAAGGAACTTGATTAATTCAGCCCAAGTCTTTGGACCGATGATGCCATTGGAATCAATCACATCGTGATTATCTTGGAACTTAATCACAGCAGCCTTGGTCTTGGGACCATAGACTCCATCAGCAACTAGAGCGAGGGCTCTTTGTACAACCTTCACACCATTGCTTTTATCTCCAGGCTTGATAGTGCCAGGAAATTCTGGTTTATCTGATACTGGTACAGCAACATTAACTTCGTTGCCCACATAATTGGGACGACCAAAGCCAACAATACTTACTATAACTTTTTTCTTATTAGCAATATAGCCACGAGTCTTAACTGCTACCTCGCCACCATTGCGCTGGTCTCCTTTAGGATTGCCAGCAGTATTACCCTCGATACAGGTAAGAGTTCCATCTCCATTGTTTTCAATTAC